AGCAGGTTTAGCTGTGTATCTAGGTATATCTATAGCGTGTGTTGAAAACTGGGGAAGGCAAGCGGAAAAAGTAGAGTTTTTAAGGGTATTGGATAAGATAGAGGCCCAGCAACGCCGAATTTTGTTTAACAATGGACTGACAGGCGTGTTTAATGCGGCTATCACAAAGCTTGTTTTAACTAAGCATGGATTTAGTGATAAACAAGATCAAACTCATTCGGGTCCGGATGGAGAGCCATTGTCTTTTAGTATTGTGCCAGTTGCATCTACCCCCCAAAAATGACAAAGAATAAAGACATTGAAATACCAGAGGTTTTTGTTGAGCCTCTTTTTTCGCCCTATCGAAATAAAGTTTTTTATGGTGGCCGTGGAGCTGCTAAGTCAAGATCAATAGTACGAGCATTATTAATGCTTGCTGCTTCTCAGCATGAGAGAGTCCTCTGTACTCGTGAATTCCAAACATCAATAAAAGACTCAGTTAAGCGTCTACTTGACGATGAGATAGTAAGGATGGGGCTGCAAGACTATTACAGGTCGACTAGAACAGAATTATATTGTCCCGCCACCGGGTCACTTTTCCTTTTCGCTGGTCTTCATCACAATGTTGATTCTATAAAGTCCATGGAAGGGATAACAAAATGTTGGATTGAAGAAGCACATGTTGTTAGTCAGTCCTCGCTGGATACCCTTGTGCCAACTATTCGTCAAGATGGATCTGAGCTTTGGTGGTCCTATAATCCAAAGATGAAAAATGATCCGGTTCATTCTTTATTTGTCTTGAATAAACCTCCGCCAAACTCTTTCGTTAAAAAAGTAGGTTTTGATGATAACCCATGGTTCCCCGATGTTTTGCGCCAGGAAATGGAGTGGGACAGGGACCACAACCCCGACAAATATCAGCATGTTTGGTTGGGCAATCCGCTTGTAAACTCCGAGAAACAAATATTTTATGGGTGCTGGAAAGTTGAACCAGTGCCAAGAGATATTAAAGGGGAATTGTACTATGGGGCTGATTGGGGATTCTCACAAGACCCAACGACAGTAAATCGGATGTGGATTGATGGCAAAAAACTGTATCTTGACTACGAGGCCAATAAAACAGGCGTTGAGATTGACAAGCTACCAGAGTTATTCAAGCAAGTGCCTGGCGCATCTCGTCATAAAATAATTGCTGATAATGCAAGGCCGGAAACAATAAGCTACATGAATAACCATGGGTTTAGAGTTAGTGCCAGCAAAAAAGGTAAAGGCTCGATCGAGGATGGAATTGAACATATAAGGCAATATGAAGTTATCATTGATCCTCGCTGCAAAAAAACAATAGACGAATTCAGTCTGTATTCGTTCAAAGAAGATAAGAGAACAGGCGAGATAACAAACAAGATAGAAGATAAGAACAATCATCATATTGACAGCATAAGATACGCACTTGAGAGGGTTAGGAAGAATAAACGAAAAGTCCTAATATAAAAATAAGATTGACTATCGGCTATAAAATAGTAAAATAACGCCTAAATAATTAATTTTCTTGCGCGAGGAAATCACACATGGCATTAACAGCACTAATCACATCTCAAACAGCAGCGGCTACAAGTTCAGAGTTCGTTGTTACATCCCCGACAACAGTTACCTGCGATGGCCTTGGGATTGACGATGTTGTCCAAGTTTTGGTAAAAACAGTAGCTGGAACATTTCAGCAACTAAATTATAAAGAGCCGGTTTTGCTCACAAGGCGTGATAACACTATCATCCTATCAGCAATCGGAGCTTATCAAGTCAAAAAAGGCGTAACATCTGCCGCCGTTTCGGTTGGCTACGAAGCTTAATAGTTGAGGTTTTACAATGCCCCATTTTATTAAGTCTCCTTTTTCACCTCCTTTTTTAAATCCGGTAGCATGTCCATTATATGCTGATGGTGTTATCGGTTCGTCTTTACCTCCTGTTTCAGACAAGCTAATTGCGTGGCTAGACGGCTCGAACACAGACCTAACTCACAAGACCGACAAGATTAATAGCTATGATTTCCTGATGGCTAATTGCCCATATACTGCTATTCTGGATGGTGAAGGCAACCCGGTGTTAGATGGTGCTGGTGATCCTATTTACTCACCAGAACTTGATACTACTGGTTGGGAGTGCGAATACACAGCACCAGCAAGCGGTCAGCCCGGACATACTGAGTTATTGGCAATTGATGATGGTACTCTTTATACTGGCTCGACTCCAAATACTTTAACTAAAATAATCATGGAAGCGATTGATAATGATCAGATGATTTGGGATCATAACAGGGAGGCATTATTGATTTATGATGCGCCCTTGGTCGGGGACGAATTACAGTCCGTTTTGCTTTATTGCGGTAAAATTCAAGTAATGTCTTATTTGGGCCAACCAATTAGTTTTAATGGCGAACAAATAACAACACAAATAGTGGTGGCGTAAAATGACAATAGATGTATTCCAAGTTCCGCTTGATGAGACACACGAAGTTACTCTAAGCGGCGATCAAATAATATTAGATGGGTCACTGTATAATTTTTTCGACATTTATCTAGATAGACCGCTAACCCGGATTAGTAATATAATCAACAAAGTAGACGGACGAGAATATTTTTTGCATTTCCGGCAAGACGGAATTGGTAAAAGAGCAGTTAAGTTTGGAGACTGGACAGAGCATGATAATTTAACATGCGATATTACAAATGTGAGTGGAACCGTTACTATTACAATCACCGCTGGTTCCTTTGACTGGGACACGCTAAGTAGTGAAACTCTTGGCGGTTCAGATATACATATGTCAGGGTGGTCAGATAACTGCAATAATATTTGTTGTGTTGAGGTGACTGATTTTGACGAGAGTGCAGGTACTATCACGTTGGATCATCCATTTGCAGACTGTGTTACCAATCGAACCGGTGAAACTGGAGTCTCGCTCAATGTGCACAACAACTACTACTACCAAGATGAAGTTAAAGATAGCTGGGTTTCTACAGATGCAAGAGATGTAACAATCTTCACAGCGAAGACCTCTAGTCAAGATGTGTTTATTCTGGAGAAGAAAGGAACACTACACAGGCGGCATGTTATTTCTGCTCAAGCTAGACACTGGAACGAAAGGTGGGATGACTTCATTGGCGGTAATGATGATGGGCTTCTCCAGTGGCAAGAAGCCAATAATGGTGGATACATTAATATTGATTCATCAGCAAGTGACTCAAACCACTTTGGTGTAGTTTCTCTTAGGCTCAATAGTGGTATTACAATCGGACGTGTTCAAATGAGATTAGGCAGAGATGCCTTTATACTTGATAATGTCAAAGCAGTGATGGAAACCGTACAACGATATAAAACCACAGCTTTCGATCAAACAGGTATTACTTACTTTCACGGCTGGGGTGACCAAAATAATGATCCCGGAGCCTTGAGTGCCGGTGTCTATTTCGAGATTAGAAGCAATGGCGATAGTACAGGGCAAGTTTGGTGCGTGACAAATGACGGTGGCACTAAAACGGAGCACAATACTGATATTTTTATAGCTGAAGATACATGGTACGCCACAAAGATTCAGATTGCTGCTGATTTTAGTCATGTCCATTTCTTTTTGAATGACCATGAAGTAGCCAAAATAGGCACTAATCTCAGTGCAGACAGAGTACATTGTTTCTTTGGTTCTGACTATCCAACAGGGCCAGCATTGACGAGTAACAAGGAAATGGAAGTAGATATGTTCTATGTTAAGTATCGAATGAATTCAGACAGGATATGAGGAATAAAATGAAAAAATTAATACTAGGATTGATACTCCTTCTGCCAACAACAGCTATGGCAAGCGGTCAATGGGGTAGTATGACGCCACTAGGAACCCCGGCCAGCAACTCAGATGCAATAGTAACCAGTGATGATAGTACAGCATCAAAGACTTCGCAGCTTTTGTTTAGTGGTGACGCGGAAGAGTGCTTGCGCGGTACTGGTATGTGGGCTGATTGCGCAAATGATACTGCGTATAATGCGACTAGCTGGAATGGCAATAATGATGCTGCAACTAAGAACGCCTTGCGTGATTGGTTCGAGACTCTTCAAGTTTCGATTGATCTTAACACAGCCAAGACAAGCTATAATTCGACCGACAGCACAAAGGTAGGTCATATATCAATTACTCAAGATGTGGATTTAGATACTGTTGAGAGTGACACGGCCACGAATAATGCTAAAATTACAAACGCAACACATACCGGAGATGTTATTGGTTCTGGAGCTTTGACAATAGCTGTTGACGCTGTTGACATTGCAATGCTCTCAGCCACTGGAACAGCAGACTCAACAACATATCTTCGTGGTGAGAAAGCTATTTTATCTATTGGTTCAGGTTGTAGGTGTGTCCAGCATAATCGTGATGTTGGTGGTTCCCCTAATTCACAACATTTATATTTTAGAGCCATCGACGGTAGTTTAATTATCAAGCAAACTGATGGTGTATACATCGAGATACCATCAATTGATATCTATAATTATGTTGATGCTAAATATCCTGATAGTTTAGGGCTGGGTTGCTACCCAACATTTGTTCATATTGATAGCAGATCAACTAAGGCAAGGTGGTAGTTGTGGTGAGTTGCGATATCGTTTTTAACGAGGCTAAACAGTGAAATACTACTCTGACTTAAAGTATCAATTAGCAGAAGACCACTTTCATGCCATTACAGATATACGAATCATCCCAATAAATGACATAGAAACTAAGTTTGTTAACTTGTCTGCTACCGGGAAGTTGGTTATTAAAGCGGGCTTTGCTTGGGACGGCCCAAGCGGGCCTACCAGAGACACAAAATCAAATATGAGGGCGGCACTGGTCCATGATGCGATTTATTATCTAATTAGACAAGAGATGATCCCCCATAGTTCTTGGCGCTATGCTGATCAAGAATTTGAGTTGATATGTAAAGAAGACAATATGAATTCTTTTAGGTTGTGGTATTACATGATTGGTTTAAATGCTGCAAATGGCCGAGCTGCACTACCCAAGAACAAACGAAAGGTACACGAAATTAAATAATATTGTTTATTATTGATATTGTGATATAATTAGCGCCAAACTAACTAAATCAAGAGTCTATGCTTAAATTTATTAAGAAATTCTTACCAAAACAGCAAGTTAAAGAAAGAGTTGTTACTATTGGTGGTGATTCTTTTCTAGCTAATGCTATCCTTGGCACTACTGGGTCAGTGTCTGCAAGCCAGGCAATGCAGTATTATAGGGATAATGCCGCTGTTGCTACTGCTGTTGACTTGATAGCTCAGTCAGTTGAGCAAATATCACCGATTCTAGAAGATAATAATGGCGAGCTTATATCTGCTCACGCAATTCTTGAGCACCTAGCCATACCGAACGGGTTTGATACTTGGCAAGAGTTTATAGGGCAAGTATCTCGCCATTATCTTTTAACTGCTGACTCTGAAATTTATTCAATTGGAACAGTTACCCGCCCACCAATTCAGACATTCGCAGTAAAGCCACAGAATATTACAATTACCGAAGATTTCAATGATGGATACCCACGGCAGTATGTTGTTTCTTCCGGGGTTGGCCGTGGGACATATGTTCGTGATGAGCAGATTAACAAAGCCACAAGGTTTTATGACGGCTCCATGAAAGAGCTTTATCACATCATGGGTTTTTCCAGTAACGGGAACAATATTGCTGGTGACAGTGTGTTAAGTGCTGCTGCTATGGACATAAAGCAACAACTATCTGGTCGTATTCATAATTTACAAATGATCCAATCAGGTGGGCGGCCATCTCTTGTTTTTTCATTTAACGATGAAGATAGAATTGACGATGACGAACATCAAGAAAGGAAGCGGCGTTTAAATGAAGATTTAAGTGGCGAGTATAATAGCGGTAAAATAGCTGTTTTATCTGGCGCTGATGTTTCAGTTAAAGATTTTGGAACATCAAATAAAGACATGGATTATAGCGAACTCGATAAAGTGTCGAGCTTAGCTATTTACAATAGATACAAGATACCATTGCCATTGGTTGATAATTCAGCAGCTACCATGTCGAATCGTGAATCGTCAATGCTGGCTCTTTATGATCTTGCTGTCTTGCCATTAGTTGAATTATTATTTGCCAATCTGCAAAAAATGTTATTCCCTCGTTATGGGATTGAAAACGCCAAACTAACTTATGATCGAGGTGCTATTCCGGCTCTCGTTAGTCGTAGGCTTGATCAGATAAAACAACGTAAAGATATTGGTGTTGAGACAACTAACGAATTGAGGGGCTTAATCCATGGCCGTGATGATTATGTTGGCGGGGATGAACTGTATATGCCAGCTAATTTGATACCTCTGGGAGCTGACTTGATTAAGGGTGATATTGATGACCTATAGTCAAATATTAAACATAAAGCTCAAGCTTGAAAAAACATTTAAGCCTGAGATAAAAAAACAGTTCAGTAAAACACTAGCGGCAATGACAGAATTTGTTTTGTTGCATGGTGTTCCCTCAGCGACAAGAAAGCAATTAGCAGAATGGGAATCGATACTTGAAAATCATTATATCCGTTGTCAGAAAATGTTTGACCCTCGCCGGAAGAAATCAGAAGATATGACAGAAGAGGAAAGGGCTATTGTATTAGCTCTCCTGCTTTGGCGTGAGCAACAGGCAAGAAATAAGGCTTTCAAGATAACAGAAACAACAAGGAAGAACGCTTATCAATCAATTCAACAAGCACGAGAGATATTAGCAGAACAGGGCATAGCTAGTCCTAGTAATGCTGAGATATCCAGAACAGCTAAAGAGTTGATGCGAAAGCGTTTTAATGGCCGGGTTGATGTTATTGCGATGGTGGAAACTCAAGCAGCAAGTGAAACAACAAGATTTGAATGGGCAGGTTCAGAGTTTGCTGAACCTGACGAGCCAATTGATAGACCTAGTGTTGTGCCAGTGCCTGTTTATAAAGTTTGGCGAACAAGAATGGATAAGTTAGTAAGGGCTGGGCATAAAGTAGTAGAAGGACAACGGCGGTTAAAATCTGAGTCGTTTAATGTTATGGGCGAAAGTTTAATGTATCCGGGTGATACTTCATTGGGGGCCACAATGCGTAATGTCGCAGGTTGTAGGTGTGCCTCATTATTTAGTTGGTGAAATTATGGAAAAATTACTAGTTCCATTTGAAATGAAAGAATTGACTGAGGACGATGACTTTTATTATTTTAAAGGTTACGCCTCAACTTTTGGCAATGTTGATCTTGGCAATGATGTAGTTGTTGAGGGCGCATTTACTGAGACTATCACAAAGTTCTCTAAAGAGTCGCCATTACCAGCTCTTTGGCAACATGATCATCACGAGCCTGTTGGTGTTTTTGATGTCCTTCGTGAAGATAAAAAAGGTCTTTACATTGAAGGAAGGATGCCAAAAGAAGATAGTTTTGTTCGTGAACGAGTAGCACCGCAGATGAGGATTAAGTCTGTTAAGGCTATGTCCATAGGTTTCTGGATAAAAGATTGGAAGCATGAAGACGATGTTCGCAAACTTTTAAAAATTGATCTTATTGAGATCAGTCTTGTAACAAGTCCAATGAATCCCGATGCAGTAATTACCGATTTTAAATCTTTATCTTTTGACGATATTAAAGAAATAGATATTCGTGAATTAGAAAAACAATTTAAAGAGGGCGTTAAGCTCTCGAATAAAGCAACAAAAACCATTATATCAGCCATAAAGAGCCTCCGTGATGAAGGCGAAAGCAATCGTGACGATTGGAGCGAAGTAATGGAATCACTCAAATCAATTAAGGAGGCCTAAAAATGGCTGATGAAGTAACCGCTAATGATGTTATGGTGGCAATAAAGGAACTCAGGGAAACCGTGAAAACTCATGGAACTGAGTCTGCTGAATTCAAAGAAAAAGCTGAGAAGATGGAAAGCGATTTCGCCGCCCAAGAAGCTAAAAACCAAGAACTGCTACAGGCCCAAGAAGCTGCCAAGAAAGAAGCTGGCGAGCTTATGGACCGCGTTAAGGCCATGGAGCTTGACCTTGTTAAAGCTTCAAGTAATCCTGGCAATGTAGATTATAAGACTTTGCCCGAGTATAAAGCTCTTCAAAAGTTTTACACCCAAGGCACTATGTCTCTTGACGTTGATGACATCAAAGCTCTTCGTACTGATGTAGATACGCAAGGTGGATATTTAACTACCCCTGAAATGGACAATGTTATTCTTAAGGAAATTGTTGAAGTTTCCCCAATGCGCTCTTTCGCTCGTGTTCGCACTGTAAGCAAGAAGCAACTTGAGATGCCAAAGCGAACAGGTATTCCTACAGCGACATACGAGGGCGAGGCAGATGCTGGAAGTGATAGCGAATCTGATTACGGACTAGAGACACTTAATGCTTTTCGTCAAACTGTAACAATACCCTATACTCTTGACTTGTTGATGGATGCTGACTTTAACCTTGAGTCTGAGATTACGGGGGATGTTGCCTTGGCATTTGCCAAAGGCGAAGGTATGAACTTTGTCCTCGGTGATTCTGTTAAGAAGCCTCAAGGCTTACTTGAAGGAGCTGGTTTGCAAGCTGGTGCTCGTGAAACCGCTGGTTCTGGTGCTATTTCATGGAAAGACCTGTTACTGCTCACTGGAGACCTTAAAGAAGGTTACAATCCGATGTTTGGAATGAACCGGACGACCCTTGCCCAGCTTCGTATCCTTGAAGACACTGCTGGTAATCCAGTATGGCAAGCTGGCATGGCTCCAAATGCTCCAAATACCATTGGTGGTGAAAATTACGCAGTGTTCCAAGATATGCCATCAATTGCCGCTGGGAACTTTCCAGTATTCTATGCTGACCTTGCAATGGCTTATACAATTATTGACCGCACTGGTGTTAGTATTGTTCGTGATGAGTATGCTAAAAAGCGTCAAGCTATTATTGAAATGACCTTTCATCGCTACAATGGTGGCCAGGTTGTGATGCCAGAAGCAGTTAAATTGCTTAAAGTCGCGGCTTAATTTAGTTTAGTTGGCATCCAGGTTAGTAGCCTAGATGCCAAACATATATTTATAATATCGAGGTTTTAAAATGTCTAAAGATTTACATTCAAATATGTCTGCAATCCCAGCTTTGGCAATTGCAGTTATTTCCAGTGACATCACTACCGCTGGTATCACTATTGACACTAAGGGGTTTGAGGGTCTTGAGTTTGTCTTGCAATCAGGCACTGTAACTGATGGTGCTTATGCGGTTTCTATTCAGGAAAGTGATGCGTCTAATATGTCAGACGCTGCTACTGTATCTTCTGAGTTGATTCTTGGGGATGCTGACTTTGCTCTTGCCGATGACGATGAAGTAAAGCGAATAGGCTCTATTGGCAAAAAGCGTTATCAACGGTTATCAATTACATCAACTGGTACATCGGCTGGTGGTACTTTTGGAGCTGTTGCTATTTTGGGTAATCCCCATACAGCCCCAATTGCTGACTAGCTAGAGTAGAATAGAAGTTATTTGACTTGCGAAAAAGGACCATCACAATGGATGGTCCTTTTTTTGAATTAAAAAAAAGGTAATAAAATGTATATAGCGACTAAAACAATAGATTGGGCGTTAAATCCACCAAAGAATGATCGCTTGTTTTTGCGTGAAGGTAAAGAGGTGGAAGGGCTAAACGATGAAGCCTTGGCTGAAAGATTGCTTGACATGAAGTATATTAAGCATGTTGTTGAAGTTGTTGAAAGTAAAGAGTCTGCATACCATGCGGAACTAAGCACCGAAGAAACATTGCTATACTTGGTTGCCGACATAAAAAAGAACGATGACAAGAAGGATGCTCTTGAAGATTGGGGCAAAGAAAACGCCGGGGTTGATATCGATCGGCGTAAAAGTGTAAAAAACATTATTAAAGAATTGGTAGAAATCGTTGGATAATTATACCGAACTAACAACAGGATCGTTACCTATCACCTTAGCAGAGACAAAAGAGTTTATTCGTGTTGATAATACCGCTGATGATTTGTTAATACAAATGTTGCTTGACTCTGCCTCTGAAATGGCAGAAAGTTATACCAATAGGCTATTATACGCAAGGGAATTCCAGGGGCTATTTGACCTTAATTGTTTCATAAATAACACCTACGAATTTCAAATCAGGCGAACACCTGTTAATTCAATATCGGAATTTTCAACTTATCTTAGTGGGTGGATTGTTTCAACAGATTACTCATTTAAGCCGACAGGAACTTTTCCTAGAATAAAATTAACCAGTTCTCTAAGTGTTGATGCTGATCAGCCATATCAGATAAAGATACTATTTAATGCTGGAGAGGCATCTTTAAACAATATTGCAAAGTTGGCAATTCTTGAAATGGTGTCTTTTTGGTATGAAAATCGAGGAGACACGGCCCCAGATAAAGCCTTAAAGTTGCCAGTAGAGGCAGAAAAACTGCTACGACAACTACGAATTGTCAACACATTCGGGTAATAAATGTCTCGAAGAACAATATCACATAGAAGATTAAAGAAAAATTCGATAGGAGACCTGCGAGACCGCATAATCCTAAAGATTAGGGCTATCAATGCCCCTTTGTTTTCTACTGCTAATTTCCACCAACAATTCACTATAATTAAAACAGCATGGGCCAAGGTTGAGACTCCGTCTTATGCTGGGAGTGGGGAGAATAAGTTTAATGATGTAGCTCTTGCTAGTGCCATTACTCATGTATTTACCATTCGCTATGATGCTGATAATGTTATAACAGCGGAGGCATTTGTTGAGTGGGAAGATAATCACTATAGGATCTTGAAAACTATTAACCCCGAAGAGCGCAACGAATACCAAGAATTGCGATGCCAATTGTTGGGTGATAAGGACTTGGAGGCCAATCAGTGATAACCATTAAAGCTAGTGGGCGTAATGCCAAGGTTTTATTACCCATTGAACACGGTCAAAAGAATACAGAATTAGGAATAAAGAACGGTTTGTATGATATGGGTGTCATTGTTAGGAGATATCTAAGAAAAGAGATTAGGCGAAAAGATACCAAATCTGGTGTTAAATATTCAAACTTGCCAAATCAATCTTCGGCGGCTGGTGAGTTTCCAGCTAATCAAAGCGGTGATCTTGCAAAGAGTGCTGGTTTTTCTGTCCGGGGGACTCGGCAAATGGAATTTGGGACAGATACTGATTACGCTGAATATTTAGAAGATGGAACAAGCAAGATGGCAGCCAGACCGCATGTAAAAAGAACAGCTAATGAAAAAGAAGGTGAATTTGCTCAGGTACTACAAAATAGCATCGACCGGGCTAATAAATTTTAAATGAAAATATCAGATGTAGTTACCCAAATACGAACTATCTTGCCAAAGTATACCAACCGGCTAGGCGACTTACTAGATATTTCTGATATCACGGTGACAGATGGGAACCTCGCCACAATAACAACATCAACACCACACAATATTCCTGTTAGCCATGCTGTTACCTTGGCAGATGTTAAGTCAGAAACAAGCATTACAGGTGTGTCACAAGATGGATTAGTATTCACCTTTACCACTGCCATACCGCATGATCTAACTCTCGATTGGCAAGAAACTGTTAATTTGATTGGATTTACTGATACTGATTGGAATAATTCTTTTGATCTAGTCTCAGTGCCATCAAGATTAACTTTCAGCGTCAGGTCAACAAACACAATGCCCACATTAACAGCGAGTGAGAATTTACTTGAAGTAAAAGCGAGCGGGGTTAATGGTTCATTTTTAGCCACTGTTATTGACACCACCAGTTTTAGTATTTCAGGATCTTTTGACGATGGCGGGTATCAAGGTGGCCAGGTGTCGGATGCTGTTAGAGTATCTGGCGTTATTGATATTGATAGGGCTATTGAAGAATATACTAAGCAAACAATCAACGACCTGTGGCTTTTTGTCGCGCCTGTTGATGCCGAAGTCTCAAAAGACAGGAATAGTTTAAGTGATGCTATTTCGTCTTTGACCAGTGGGGCAGCCTTGCGGATGAGGATTCTCGATGGGTTCAATGTCTATGTTGTTGGGTCAACTGTTGACGATATAAGCGGAGTTAACACGTTAGACCTTTGCCGCCATGATTTATTATTGCCGATTTTAAAGACTCTTTTCGGCACTGTTTTTACTTCCGGGCTGACAGGTGGTGAAGATTTTAAAACTGTCTTTGCAGGACATGGAATAAATAGGTATAATAGGGCCGTTCTTGTTTACGAATATGAATTTCAAGTTGCAATGGATTTAACTGGTAATGACGCTGTTGAGGATGAAGATACCAGGGCCTATAGAGATATTGATTATTTTCACGATATGGGCAGCAGCGATACAACTGATACTAATATTGACAATATAAATTTAGACGGTGATTGATATGATAGCTGGATATGAGAATAAAAGGTTAAAGCTTAATTCTGACCTTGGCATTTATAAAAAAGGCAGTTCTGTTAATGCTACATTTGGGCCAGACGACCAGCCAGTTTCACCATATTGGCGAAAAAGGCTTGAAGAGTCAAAGAAAGATAATTGTTTAGAAATAGTAAAGCGGCCTAAAAAGACCGTTAAGAATAAGGCAAAAGCCGATAAGGAGGTTTGATTATGCCTGTTAGTTTACCGAGCGTAACGCTCTCAATAATTCCAGCAACGCAACTTTCAGGCGTGACAGCTCAGAAAGTTCTTATTGTTGGTCAAATTTCGGCTTCTGGCGCGGCAGCCTCAGCTGGAACTTTGCACCAGAATGTTCAAGCTGATGGCTCGGAGAAAACTAAGTTCGGTATTCGCTCGCACTTAGCCCACATGATCCAAGCATTTAAGGCTGACAACAAGGTAACGCAACTAGATGTTTTTACAGTTGCGGACCCAACCACAGCTGCCGCTCAGGCAACCGCAACTATAACTTGTACTGATGTCGTTGGTGATGCCACAGAAGCTGGCACTATAAGTATCCAAGTCGGCAATGTAGTTAAAGATGTCTCTGTTGCTGTTGGGGACGGCGGCGAAGACTTAGCCGATGCTATTGTAACTGCTTTTACTGATACTGATTATGCGTTTGGCACACCTGTGAAGTCTGGGACTGGTCCATGGATTGTGACATTCACAATTGATAGTAACGGCGCAGTAGGTAACGACCTACCAATTATTGTTGGAGATTTAATATCTGGTACTGATGTTGTCGTTACTACTGGCTTCGATGACGGTGCAGGGATTGTTGTTTATTCTGGCCTAGCTGCTGCTATTCAGAATATTAGATATCAAACTATTGTTTGGCCGTCTGCTTATACTGTTGCCGACATCACGACCATTGTTGATGATCGATTTAACGAGACAAACGAGGTGATGGACGGTATAGCTGTTCAGACAGTTTGCGACACGCTTACTACCCTAAAGTCTGCGGCCCTAGCTGAAAACTCGCAGAACCTTGTTATGATCGCTCAGAACCCAGTCACAGTAACAGGCGGTGCTGTTTATCCCTCGACAAATGCAAGCCCTGATTACTTGTCTGTTCAAGTCGCCGCTATCAGGTCTTTAAGACTGACAGAAGATGCTTTGCTGACTGACTACTTGACCACAACAGCAAGGCAAGATCAATATGGCGGCATTGGATTAGCTAGTTTGCCATATTTTAATACAGCATTGCCTAATTTGCCTGTTGCTGACCCAACAGAAGATTACTCGTTACTAGAATATGCAGAGCTTGCAAGTAATGGTTTAGCTGCTGCCGGGCCTAACCGGGCCTACTCTGGGTCGGTCTTTGGCGAATTTGTCACTACTTATATTAACGATACTGCTGGGAACCCTGATTCAAGTTATAAGTATCTGAACACTGTAGATACTGTTTCGGTAATTAGAGAATTTTTCTTCGAGAACTTAAAGTCTCGATATGCTCAAACAAGATTAACAACTGGCGACCTGATCCAAGGCAAGGCAATGGCAAACGAGCCGAGCATTAGAGCTTTTTGCCATCGTTTATATGATGAATTAGCCGATGAAGGTTTAGTTCAAAAAGGAACAGCAGCGAAGCAAGATTACAACGCTAATCTTAGTATCACTGTTGATATCGCAAATGGAAAAGTTACCATTGACCAGGCCCCATTGTTAGTTACTCAGCTTAGAGTGATTATAGGCACTGTTCAGGTAAATTTTGGAGGATAATAAATGTCTACTCGTACTTTATCAAATCCGTCATTAGAGATTAATGATGATGTCGTGGCCTATGTCCCGAACTCTTTATCATATAAAGAGGGCAGTGGAGATAAAGAGGTCAAAGCGCAAACATCTGGCGGAAATTCTATATCTGTTGTTGTTACTGAAAATGCTGAAACTAAGATATCGAACTTAAAGTTCAAGCTGTTCAATACAGCAGCAAACCTTAATTTGATTAACACATGGTCAGCGAACCTAGCCAACACTGCAGCACTATCAGAGGGTGAAATATCAGTTTCATTCCGCGATATGGTTGTTTGCACTGAGCCTGAAAGGGCTATCGGTGCTGATGGTGAGCTTGAAATTGAGTTCAAGGGCGCACCAGTAGTATAGTATATCTTTTGTGGGTGAGGGTCTTTCCTGTGGTGGGTTAAAGACCTGACCCCACTTTTTAAATAACTCACCAAAAGGAAAAATCAACATGGAAACTTTTATTTATGATCTAAATAAAGAACTGCAATTTTCAAAGGGTGGTGATTTTTCAACCACTGCAAGCCTAGAGTTTACTTCTGCTGGTATGTCGGCATTTGATGAAGTATCAGAGTTTGAACAACTAATTGCTGGTGCTTTCTTGAGTTCAGCGAAAGCAGCGACCACAAGTGGACAAGCACCAGAAGAAGCAAAAGCGGACGAACAAGTATCCCCGTCCGCATCTGATATTAAAATGATTTTGGTATCATGCCAAGATATTAAACTTGCAGATATAGCCAAAAGTTTCCGTCGTTTAGCTTGTAAAACTTGCACTATAGATAATAGCGGCACACTCATCAAAGACAGCCATTTCAATAAGTTGAGCCGTGAAGACTTTATGGGTATGCTTTGTGAGTATGTTGCAAATTTTACCTTTCCCTCACTCTTTTAAGTGGGGGTTTTGTTTCAGACAAGAACGAGTGGCTTTACCTGATAGCCCAAATTATGAAGTTTTACGAGGGGGCCATATCTTATGAAACAGCCCTTTCAATGTCACTCTGGGAATTAAGATCAATGCTAATCAATGCTGACAAGATAAACAAAGCGATCAAGGACGACTAATGGCCAGACAAGTTTCGTTTATATATGAAGTTATTGATCGTTTCACCGGGCCACTCCGGAAAGTAAAACGCGCACAAGACCGACTCAATAAGTCCTTATCTAGGGGTAGTCAAAAAGCTAAAAAGTTTTCAGAGAAGATGGGGCAAGTCGGTGGTGGACCTCAAGCTGTGGCTGCTGTTGCAGGAATTGGTTTAATGGCAAAAGTCACATCTGATCTTGAAGACAAGATGGCGGATGTTGCAAGAGTAACAGACTTATCAAAAACTGGCGTTGCATCTCTACAGTCTGAATTTAGGGGACTATCAAAGGCAACAGGCAAGAGCGCAACAGGCTTCGCCGATATCGCTTTTCAAGCTGGCAAAACTGGTATTGCTTCCGACAAATTAAAAGACTTTGCATTAAACACAATAAAAACAGCAAACGCTTTTGACATGGTTGAGAGTGAAGCTGGCCGGGCGTTAGGATCGATCAGGACTAAACTAGACTTATCAGTTGATGGCGTTGATGTTTTAATGAACAGGGTTAATTATCTAGCCGATACCACCGTTGCCGATGGCGCAAGGATGGTTAATATTCTTGAAAGAACATCTGGCACAATGAAGCTATTTAAGATTCCAACAGATGTTACTGCTGGATGGGTTGCTTTTGCTGATCAAGTAGAAAGAAGCCCTGAGCTTGCTGCAAGCGGAATAAACATGATGATGAATAAGCTTGCCAGTATGCCAGGTATGACTGAAAAAATGCTTGCTAATCCTCGGACAGCAATCATTGATGTTATGCGTAAAATATCGCGGATGGATGAAGTTGCGAGGATTGGCTTTATTCGTGAAGCCTTTGGCCCAGAAGCTGGGCGGTTCGTTTCCAAGTTAGTCACTAAAATGGACCTGCTTGACAAGTCTATGTCGAACGCTATGGCCCCTGAGGCTCTAGGTTCAATAGATAGGGAATGGGCCAATTACATGGCAAGGACCTCGACAAAGTTTAAGAAGTTTAAGCAGTCTGTGATTGATGTTTTCAGGACTATTGGTGTGCAAATACTTAGGACTTTTGATAAGTATTACCCTGCAATTCAAGCAGCAACTGACAAGATACTATCATTCGTTAAAGCCCACCCCGGCCTTGTTAAGTTTGGATTAGCAATAACCGCAATAGGTATAGTAATGGTTCCCTTAGTTATGGCACTAGGAGCTTTTGCTTCTGGTCTATCTGCTGTCTTAGCTATATTGCCAGCATTGGGAGCTGTTGGAACTGCCATTGGGGTTGCACTAGGGGCAATAACTGCGCCAGCTATAGCCGTTACCGCTGCTGTTGTGGGGGTTGGCGCTGCTGCTTATCAAGCATACAAACATTTTGATGTATTAAAACAAGCTGCCAATGATGTGTATGATTCATTGGCCAAAGTTGGCAAGGTAATGTCTCAGACTAGTCGGGGCATATGGGGCGGTTTAAAGTCAGCTCCTGGGCAAATATGGGAAGGTATGTTTGGCGGTGACGACAAGAACATTGTCGGGCAAAATGCTAAAGCAAACAGGCAGACAATTGACGGCAATATAAATGTAACTGCCAACCCAGGGACAACAGTAACAAAAGCCACATTGTCATCTAATCACGGCAATATGGGCATGAACACAATAGGAGCTTATTAGGATGGCTGTTGGACTGCGATTAAAAGATTTTCAAGTGGCTAAATTTCGAGACCTTCCTATTTTTGTTACTAGTGAGTCAGTTAGTAGAGGGAAAAAAACAGTCATCCATGAATACCCGAATAGTGATAAGCGTTTTGTCGAGGAACTTGGCAAACTACCACCGACATTTACTTTGAATGTGATTGTCTTTGGCTCCGATGCTGTCCAAGATAGATACAACCTAGAGTTTAAGCTGGAAGAACCTGGTCTAGGCACGCTTATCCACCCTGTCTACGGATCTAATGAAGTTCAAGTTTTAGAATATAACGCAAAGTCTGACCAAACCAAGATCGGGGTTTTTGAGTATTCTATCAAGTTTGCAATATCAGAAGCTACCATAACACCCACACCAGCCGAAGTAACAAGCTCTAATGTCAAAAACGATGCTGAATTGGCCAGAGAAGCTATATTTGGGTCATTAGTTGATAAATATATTCCACCAGAGATGTCTGATTCTATTGTGGGTGTTGCTGATAATGTCACCGGCATTTATGATACAGTAGAAGATAATATCAACAATGTCACCGGCACTATTATTTCACAAATGGCAACTTTCACTCGATTTATAACCCAGGGGCGTGATTCTGTTTATCAAGTGATCCAAACCGGCCAGAATGTAAAGGACTCGTTAGTAGATGTGTATAATTCAGCATTAGCTGCCGTAAGCGACCCGTCGACATTAACGGCGGCATGGGAAGAGTTATTATCGTTTAATCTTGATGGTTCTACAACAGACTTTGGGCCAATAACAACAGTTACAAGGACAGCCACAGGAACAAGTCAAAATATAACAGACGAGCACACAAGGTTAATGGCTTTAATTAATTACACCGAAGCTCTTTCGTTTACTGAGTTTTCAACGATGTCTAGTTTGGAAGAAGCAAGGACGAAAATGGTTGAACATTATGACCTGTTTTTTCGTGATGGGGATAAGGTTACTGGCGACTATGGCCTTGACTCTATGCTTAATGATCCCATTGTTAGGGGTGCTTTAAATACTTTGAAGATAACGGCCATTGCAGACTTTGAGACAAAAGAACAAAATGCTTGGCGGGTACTTGATGTTGATGGCGGAATATCATCTTTGGTACTGCTAAACTATCAATATTATGGTAGTTTAGATAACATTGATACAGTTTTAAATTTGAATACCAATATAAACGCTGCTAATTTTGTAAACGAAGAGGTCAAGATAGTTCAATGATCCAACTCCAAGTTAACGGGAAAAATTACACTGATTTTCTTGCTGCTGATGTCCAGTTGTCTATTGATCAGTTAGTTGGAGGCTTTGCTTTTCAGGCAACTGCCACACCGGCAAGTATTTTCCCTTTTTCTATGCGAGATGTTGTTAAGGTGATAGCTGATGGATTTACTGTTATAACTGGCGTGATTGATAAGATTGAGGTTTCCTATGATGCTTTCGCACACACTATCTCAATAACTGGCCGGAGTTTACTCGCTGATCTTGTAGATAGTTCAATAGATGAACAAATCAATACGACAGAACTGTCATTAGCTAAGATTTGTGAAAAAGTTTTGTCCGATATTGGTTTAAATGTTAAAGTCATAGACAATAGCGGAACCAGTGAATTTAAAGATTATGATATTGCAAGCTCAGAGGAAGGACAGACAGCATTTGAATTTATTCAGGCATTAGCTAATAAGCGGCAAGTATTACTAACAAGCGATAGTGATGGTAATTTACTGTTGACTCGGGCCGGAACAGAAACAGCCCCTTTTAATCTGCAAAACAAGCTAGAAGCAAAGGATAATAATATACTCACCGGCACTTACACAACAGATCAATCAAGCCAATTTTATAAGTATAAAGTAAATAGTCAGTTGTCATTGCTGAAAATGCTTGAAGAAACAACACCGGAAGATGCCGCCAATCAATCAGGAATAGCAATAAACGAAAGCATTAGAGAAACAAGGCTCCTAAGCTTAACAGCGGAAGAAAACAGCGACAACGAAACAGATGTAGACCGCGCCAAGTGGGAAAGAAACATACGCAAAGCTCGTGGAATTGGAGCAACATATAATATTCAAGGCCATTCAATGGGTGGTAAAGAGATAAAGATAAATCAGCTAGTTCAAGTCAATGACGATTATTTATCTCTCAATGAAAAGATGCTAATTAAAATGGTCAACTTGAAATATAGTTTAGACTCTGGGTCGATAACAACTATCCAATTATCTGACCCCAAGGCATATACTTTAGATGATTAATTCATTACTCCAAAAAATAAAACAAGGTTATCTATCACTTGTCAGTGACGATACCAATGCCTATCCCCAGGCGGAATGTGTGAGCATGGGGAAGCGAAGCAAGTTTATCAGGCTTTCCGTTTATGGTATTTGTTCTAATCCCCCGGAAAAATCTCATATATTGCTATTATCTGGACAGGGTGGGGAATCTGACAAGTTCGGTATCTGTAACGATTATCTTGGCAGGATGAAAGGGCTAAAAGAGGGCGAGGTGGCATTGTTTAACACCAAATCTGGTAGTTATGTCCTCTTAAAAGCGGACGGTGGAATTGATGTTTCAGGTGATGAAATATCAATAACTGGCAATGTTGCAATTGATGGGACACTTGATGTGTCTGGGGCAATTACAACCCCAGACGAAGTTACCGCAGGTACGGTTCATCCTGTCACTCTAACTGGCCATGTCCATCCAATAACCCAACCTAACGGGACCCCATCGGGGGCAGGTGTTGGATGATGGCAGTAGATACTAGGCAAAGAGTTGATATTATCCCAGCAGAAACTAATGGTCTATGGGATATCGAATTTGAGAATGGTGATATAAAATACACAAATGGCCTTGAGACCACTGTTTTCATATCTCTACTAACAGACGCAAGAGCGGCGGCAGATCAAGCCTTTGCGCCAGAAAAAAGGCGTGGATGGCTAGGCAATGTTGCTTCTCCTGTTGACGGCCGTGATTTGGGCGGACTGCTTTGGCTAGTTGACCAAGCTAGACTAAATCAAGATACTTTAAATTCTGCTATAGACTACGCTAATAAGGCCCTTAATTGGTTGGTCGAGGATGGCTTAGTTATAGAGATAAAAGTTACAGGCCGGATAATCCCAACTAAGTATATTGAATTAAATATAACTTTGGTTTCTAAGACAGGTGATGCTTCTAATGTTTATGTTCCTCTGTGGAGAAATACAATTGAGCACTCATACACTTTGCCTGAAGTTGTTGCCCCCCCACCAACCTGTGATGATTGGCTGATGCAAACTGGATTTTGGCGAGATGCTGGCGTTTGGGCTGACCACTGCCAATGGCCATCAGATTAATTAAGGATCAATAAATGATTTCATTCCCAAGTTACAAAACGATTATAGATCGTGTCCGGGCCGATGTTTCAAGCCTTATACCTGAGTTGGACCCTGCTGGACTTTTTGGTAGCTTTATCCGGGCAATCACAGACAGTTGTGGTGGTCGGCATTACGACAATGTTCTGTTGTTACAACAGCTAGAAAAAGAAGTTTTCCCACAAACAGCATCTGCCGAATCGCTAGAACAGTGGGCGGCCTATGAAGCATTATCAAGAAATCCGGCTGTATCGTCTAGTGGGCATATTACAGTAAGTGGTACAATTAACACAACCATTCCATTATCAACGGCCTTCCAATCTATAAATAACCTGTCGTTTGTTACTACTTCTGTTGATACCATTACAACAGTTGTTAATTCTATAACCACACTAACACGGTCTGGGACAACGGCAACAGCTTATTGTTCTGACGCTCACAATTTAGCCACACATACTAATATTACAATAGCTGGGGCGGTGGAAACTGATTATAATGGGACTTTTGAAGTAACAGTAATATCAGCGACAGTCTTTAGTTATACTTTAACTGCTACCCCAACCACACCAGCAACCGGCACGATTACGGCAACTGGAGACTACGCCTGTGTCCAAGTAGAGTCAGTTAGTGCTGGAAACGACCAAAATATTGAACCAGGGGCCACATTTAATATAAGCGATATTGTGACAGGTGTTGATTCTGAGTCGTATGTCGGGATTGGTGGTATAACAGGAGGGGCAGACGCTGAGACGGATAGCGAGCTACTAACTAGAGTTATGAGTAGTAGGGCTAACCCTGTCGCCAATTTTAGTGTTGGATCAATAACTAGAGATGTTCTATCTGTTTCTGGAGTGACTAGGGTTTTGGTTAAAAGGGTAACACCATATGTCGGGGCCGTTACTGTTTATTTTGTCCGTGATAATGACGACGATATCATTCCTGATGCCGGAGAAGTTCAAACAGTCCGAGACAAACTACTGCTAACATTGCCAGCTCAAACAGAAGAAACTGATTTGATAGTAGAAGCACCAACAGCGGTGACCACTAACTATGTTTTTAGTGGTCTAACGCCAAACACGACTACCATGCAAGACGCTGTTCTGGCCAACCTGCAAGCGTTTTACGAAGATAATGCAGATTTTGAGACCGACATAACAGAAGATGCGTATAGGTCAGCTATAATTGAGACTATTGACCCCGTTACAGGCGATCCTTTATCTTCATTTACTCTAACAAGCCCGACAGGTGATATATCAATAACATCTGGGCAAATAGGTGTTTTGGGAACGGTGACTAACCCATGAGTTTATTCACACCACAGCCTTTAACTAGGCAGCCATTATACTTGGCTAAACATTTGCCAGATGGCAAGTTATGGGAAAATAAGTTTAATATTAGTTCGAATATCGGCAAACTAATTAAAGCCCTTAGTTCTGGGTTTCATTACATTCAAGAGTATATCCACACTTTTTATACTGAGTTTGGTATAACGACAACTGACCAATTAATTGAAGATTGGGAAAAGTCGGTTGGTATTCCCGGTGATTGTTTTACCGCAAGTGGTACATTGGCCCAAAGACGAATAGCTGTTGAGCAAAAGTTCAGTAATTATCAAGGCGTTCAGGTAGCGAGCGACTTTGTACGAGTTGCAGCATTATTTGGTTTTGATATTGATGTATTCCCAGGTGCTGAAAAATTAACAGGAACAGATAAAACAATAAGACATACCATTGTTGTTGTCTTGAATAATCCTGCCACCGGCAGTGAATTTTTCCCACTTGGTTTCCCTGTTGTATTTTCATCACAAGGACAAACAACATTGCAATGTGTTTTTGACACACTGGCCCCGGCCAATGTTAAAGTTGAAATATATAAATTAGGTGATATTTAATGAGAAATATAACAGCAAAAGTTGACGATGCGGGTGACACTCTCCCTGCTGCTGAGTTTAATGTTAACTTAAGAAAAGAACTACAAGACATTGTAACAACAGCAGGGACAACTTTAGACCCGGAAGCTGGCCCGGACACGGATCAGAACATGCTGGCAAAGGCTATATCAACTTATGTCGCTGGCGCTGGGACATGGGTAGATAGCGGAACAGCAAATGCTCTTGTGCTCTCGCAGCATGGGTCTCTACTAGCCCCGACTGCTTATTTTGACGGCATGACAATATCTTTCTCCCCAGCAGTTGCAAACACAGGGGCAACAACTGTTAATGTGGCCGGGCTTGGAGCTAAAAATCTCCAGCTGATTGGTGGGACGGCTCTTACTCCTGAATATCTACGAACATCAGTTTTTTATCTTGCTCAGTATAATCTGAGTAATGACAGGTTCGAGCTGCTTAGCTTGTCTCCAGCAGTTGTTGACACAACCGCTGGCCACCAAATAGTAGTAGCTGACCAATCAATTGTTTATAGGTCTGGTACTAGGGTTAAATCTGAGATAGGGAAAAACAAGCTGGGAGACACAGGGACAGATAGTGCAACTTTTTCTCATGTTGATATTACTACTCCGGATGAATCAGCAATAATGCAATTGCCAGCCGGTGAGGTCAGGATTGGAACACCTGCTGGCCAAGATATTAATTTCAGGAATGATGGTACACAGTTCGCATCATTTACACCTACAGTTTTAAGTTATGCTTCTGATGTTGAAGCTACTGCTGTTTTCGGCAGAACTAGGCTAT